GCACAAAAAATGGAGCTGTACTTTATGTTTTATGACCTGTTTTGCCGTCTCTGCCAAGAAAAAGGTGTTTCTCCTACGCGGGCAACTATTGAAATTGGGCTAAGTCGAACAATTGGAACGAAGTGGAAAAAAACCGGGGCTACACCACAAGGCGATACGTTACAAAAAATAGCCGATTACTTCGGTGTATCCGTGGACTATTTGCTCGGAAACGAAGAAAAGCCCGCCAGCCAAGAGGCCGACGAGCTGTTAAAGGATGAACTTGTTGCGTTCTATGGTGAAGTAAAAAACGATCTTGACCAAGATGATATTGACGACCTTAAAACCTTTATGCGAATGAAAGCAGAAATCAAAAAGAACCGACGTGAAAAGAAGTGATGTTGAATGTTCAACGCGCTGGCGGATATGTACCATGATTTAGAGATGCAAGGAATAACAATATTTCCATGTCCGATGAAAGGCCGAAAAGCTATTTCGGATGTTGAAGGCTTTATAGGAATTGATTATGGCAAAATTGAAAACCAGCGGGAAGAAGTCACGGCACTGATACACGAAGAAGGGCATTTTAATTCCGGCGCTTTTTATGTGCCCTATAGCCCGTATCTGGTGAAAGAACAAGCTGAATACAGGGCAGACAAAGCGGCTGCGTTGAAGCGCGTCCCACTTGCAGAGTTGGTGGAAGAAATGCGGCGCGGTTTCTCTGTGTGGGAGATTGCGGAGCACTTCAACGTTGAGCCATCTTTTATTTGGCGTGCGTATACAATTTATCGTGACAATTTGGGCGTAAACTTTGAGGCGTTGGCGTGAGGACAAGCGAGGGAATATAATGAGCTTTATATTGAATGGGGTGGAAATTCCATCACCGTTTGATGTCGTAATTCAACTCCAAGGAACGCTCGTTGTTGGGGGCGTTAAACCATCCAAAGAAGCTGAAAAGATTTTAGAAGAATGTGCGTATGACCGAAAACGAATATTACTAAAAGAAATAGAGCTTTGCCAAGGATATGATACGCCGATGGCCTATTGCCTGTTGGCAGACGCATATGTGTTTTTAGGTGCTTCCTATCGCAGCGAAGCGATTTATTACCTAAGGAAGTATTTGGAGAATCCCTCTTGGTGTCGCTGCCTTGAAAAAGACAGACCCGCTTTTTTGGCATCAAAATGGAGTGCATTAGGTAAGGCATATGAGGGAGAGTATGATTTCAAAAGCGCAATACTAGCCTATGATAAGCAGCGTAGAATATGTCCACAATACCCCGCCGCATACATCCAAATCGCAAAGGTCATGGTAAAAATGAACAAACTGGATTCGGCAATTCAATTTTTGCAGACCGCCAAAAAAACGGATTACTATTTGCATCCACGTTTTGGCACATGTTTCAACACTTGTGTCGATGGTCACTTGCAGGACATTGTTGAAAAAAAATTGCGCGGGTACTATTATAAGCCGCGAAAAAACAAAGAAAAAACCACCCTTTAAAAACGGCCAATGAGTCTTTTTGTGCGCATTTTATGCTGGCAATCTGAACAGCTCACTTTTCGGTTCAATAAGGAGGAATTTCATGAAATGTACAAACTGTGGAAATGATTTCGAAGGTAAATTCTGCCCTGAATGCGGGACGCCAACGCCGCGTTCGGCCACTTGCCCGAACTGTGGTGCGGAAGTCGCAGGAAAATTTTGTGCCGAATGCGGCACCCCTATTACACCCGATCCGGTCGCTTCAAGCGCTGCTGCGGAAGAACCGTCTGTGGTATTTCATGCAACGCAGCAATGCGGACAGCTCCTGATAGATGCCCAAAATAAATTATGGCGTATCGCGGGCGAGAAAGGCGTTCCAAAACATCAGCCGCAAAGTACTGGTGGTAATAAATTTGCAAAAGGAGCCTTAGCCGTACTCACGGGCGGCGCGTCACTGGTGGTAGAAGCTGCCGCAAAAGGAGTTGCGGGGATGGTCGGTCCAAAAGATATCCCAACTTATTCTTTTGACCAGCTCCTGAACTATGATTTGTTGGAAGATGATGAAACAATCACCACAGGCGGCGTGGGGCAGGCGCTTGTTGGCGGCGCCTTATTCGCGGGTGTTGGTGCCGTAGTAGGTGGCCTGACGGCCAAAAGGAAAACAAAGCGCATCGTAAACAGTATTACGATCAAACTCACTCTGAACGACTTTAGTCGGCCCTGCATTATGCTTCCGTTATTGGAGAAGCCCGTGAAGGTGAAGAGCAAGGAATACGAGATGGCATATAACACGGCACAGAAGATGTTGTCCATGTTGGATGTCATCACGCATAACAGCTAAAATAAAAAACGCCCCGGTGCTGGAACACCGAAGCGTTTATATAGAACAGCTTACCTAAAGAGGATATAGCCGCTCGACACGGATATTATACCCTCTTTGGGTGGGCTTTGTAAAGTGCACCAAAAGGGGGATTTTTTATGGCACGATTGAAAAAGCGTAAGGACGGCCGATATTGCAAACAGGTGTATATCGGCATGCAGGACGGCAAGAAAAAGTACAAACAATTTTTCGGAGCTTCCGCACGTGAGGCCGAAACGAAAGCTATCGAATTTAAAACCGCTATGGGGCGCGGGCTCGATCCATCCCGCGGGCGTGTGACTTTTAAGGATGCGGCCGACGCATATAAGGCAATGAAAAAAGCTTCTGGCATTGGGCATAGTTGGCTCCGTTCTATCGGAAACCATATCGACCATCTGGAGCCGCTCTGGGAAATGACGCCGGATAAAATCCGAACGTCTCATATTCAATCTATACTGAATGGCTTGGCAGAGTGGCACATGACCGTTCCGCCTCTTACACACAAAACAATGCGTGAGATACTGAATACCTGTTCCGGAATTTTTGAAAGTATCATTCCAGAAGTCGTACAGTATAACCCATGCGCCAAAGTAGTCGTGCCGGCCGGAAAGCCTTCGACATCGCGCTCCGCAATCCCGGATATACAACAGAAGTGGATTCGTGACACCCCGCATAGGGCGCAGCGAGCTGCAATGCTTATGCTGTATTCCGGCCTGCGGCGTGGCGAGGCGGCTGCGCTGACTTGGGCGGATATTGATTTTGATGCCGCCACGATCACGGTAAATAAAGCTGTGGATTATGCACGGCCGAAAATGCGCATCAAAAAACCAAAAACCGCCGCCGGTATCCGCACTGTGAATATCCCGTCAATTCTCGTTGATTTTCTGCGAAACGAGCGTAAAAAAGATGATTGTCTCTATGTGTGCCATAATACGCGCGGTGAAATCATGACCTCTTATTCGTGGGATCATCTGTGGGAAAGCTACATGATAGACCTAAACGTAAAATATGGCTACGACGGCAAGGAATCCAAATACGGGCATCGAAAAAAGGATAAAGACGGAAAGACCCGCGGTGCCCTCAAAATGCGCATACAGACCTTTACGCCTCACCAGCTCCGGCATACGTTCTGCACACTGCTCTATTTCTCTGGGGTCGATATTCTTACCGCGCGCGATCAGATGGGACACGCCAACATCAAGACCACTCTGGAGATATATACCCATTTGGATAAGCAGTACAAAAAACACAGCATGAACAAGCTGGATGAATACCTGTACAATGCAGATACAATGCACGGTTGATGAAAAAGCCTGATAGAATGCGGCCTGAACGGGGAAAGCTGTGCGGTTTTCCACCGCGCAGGCCCCTTTTGTTGAAAACTTTTCATTCCTTTCATCTGGCTTTCCGCCGCATGCATCAGTATTCTCCCCGGCTGTTTTCATCCCGTGTACGGGAAGCGCGGTAC